CGGTGAGTTTGTCGAGATTACACAGACGGACGCAGAAGCTTTAGCTGAGATGTGGGCGGTGGTTCGTATGCGTCGAGACTACTTGTTAATGAGGAGTGATTGGACACAAGCCTCTGACTCACCGCTTGCAGCAGAACAAAGAACAGCATGGCAGTTGTACCGTCAGGATTTACGGGACATAACTGAAAACTTTGCCCACATAATAACATTACAGGATGTAACCTTTCCGACTGCACCAAGTTAAAAATGATATTTGAAGCAGTGGCAGCCATAAGTGCAGCGTGCAAAGCCTTGGAAATGGCTGCGGGTGCGGCTCAAAATATTGAGTCATTAGGCGGGTATATTGGAAAGCTGGGTGCTGCTGAATTTGATCTGCAACGAGCAAAGAACAGTAAGACTTTAACCGAAGCCGAGGCTATGAAAATCGTTATGGCAGAGGAGACGCTGCGTCAATCGAGGGACAATATTAAAGAGGTATTCTTGATGACCAACCGCATGGATCTCTGGATGGACATGATGTCCAAAATGGCGGAGGCTAGAAAAAACAGACAAGCGTTTATCAAGGCGGAGGCTATTAGGAAGAAGAAGTTTAAGAAGGAAATGACCCAGTACGCTTTGATTTTTATGGTGGTGATCGTTTTAGTTCCTGCCGCGATTGGTGGGTTGCTGGCTTGGCTTACGAACAGATAATCACTGCATAAAAAGTTATGAAATACAATGGTAACCAAGTAAAATATTAGAAGATTTGTAGAGATTGAAGAGTCATCACGGCTCTTTTAGATAGGACAATCTCGCCCCCCTTTTTAACGCACGGATGCCCTCTTTCAGAGCGGACGAACCGTGCGTATTCCCCTCTGAAAAAACACAAGGAGACGAAGTGGCTTATACCATTCGGCGTCCGCGCATAAGTGATTTTGACCAGATCAATACGTTAGGGAAATGGTTTCAGGAAAATAGTTTTTACTCCCATTGCGGGTGGTCTGACGGCAAGTGTTTTGCTTGGCTTGTGTCAGGGACAGATCCAGAGTCCAGCACCTTTATCAGGGTGGTGGATAAAGACGATGAAGTAATTGGGTTTTTCCTGGGGACTATAACTGAGTACTTCTTCTCACATGAAAAGATTGCTCAAGATCTTGTGATGGTTTTTGACCCTGAAGAACGGGGTGGAATTGTTAAGCCAATTATCACATTGGTTCGCGAGTTTACAGCGTGGGCGGAAAGTAAAAACGCAAACGAAGTATGTATAGGAATAACCAGCGGAATCGCCGGGAAAGGATACGAGTCACTAATTTTAAGATCCGGTTTTAAGCAGGTCGGAAACATAATGAAAAGGAAGGTTTGATATGTGCGGAGGCGGAGGTAGCAATTTACCAGAAGAGCGCGAGTCTCAACGAGCTTTAGCAGAGGCTGCAAGATTTAGCCTGCAACGCTATGGAGAGACTTTCGTTCCTATAGAAAACATGATGATTGGCGAAGCAACTAATTATTTTAATGAAGATAGCTTTGCCCGAAATTATGGAAACCCTATGGGTAGAGCGACAACGCAAACCGCTGCTCTTTACGAGCAGGGCTTAAACGATATGCAGCAGGCTGGTTTCCAGCGTGGCTACGATCCCTCATCTGGAGCTTTTCAAGGTGAGTCCGATTCTTTAAGAGCGGCGCAAGCCAGAGGCATGGGATTGGCAGGAGCCAGTGCTGGCGTTGCAAGTACTGACAGAGGCTACGACCAACTAAGTAATGTCGTGGCAATGGGACAAGGTCTGGCAAGCCAAGCGGTACAAGGTCAAGTGGATTCAGCGCAAATGGGAGTTGACCGAGCGTCAGCCCAAGCCGGTCAGGATTTCATGAGGTCAAGTAGTTTGCAAAACCTTGCTGGAACAGCGACAGGTATGGCGGCTGGATACGGGCTTAACCAGAGGACTGCGTAATGAGTCAATTTGAAGATTACCTAGAAAGGCTAAGTCCAGAGACTAGAAGCCTAGTCAGCGATTTCTACGGGTATAACGGAAGCCAAGGCAATCCCTACGCCGCGTTAGCCTATAAAACGTATACCCCTGACCCGCGTGGCTTTCCGGGCGATGAAATGTTTGCTGATATTACTCGCGCACAGACAGCGGATTACAGAAACAGATTTGTTCCTGTCGAGAATTTTTTAGCTGGGCAAATAACCGCAACCGGCACGCAATCTCTACAAGGAGATTTGGACCGTACTCGCTCATCGATCATCGGCGCAGGAGCTAATGTATCAGGGCAGCAGGGTCGATCTATGGAGCGTTTTGGGGTAGCTAACAATATGGGCGCTGCCAATCAGAACTCTACAGTTTCGGCTTTAGTAGGCGGCTTAAACGATACAAGAATGCGTGACCAAGATCGTCGCTCTCAAATTATGAGCGGTACTGGCGGATCACTTGCACAAAAGGCTAGAGGTTAAACATGACATTAATCGCAGCAGGACAAGGGCTTAACAGAAGAGCTATTGCTGGCTTTAGAGCTAACGCCAATTTAGAGGCTCAGAGGGTTCAGGCAGGAGAAGCAATCAGCGCACAGAAAGACGCTCAAGCCATGAACACAATGGGTACTGGCGCAGGTATAGGGGCTATGTACGGGATGAAAAATCTAGCGGCAGCCACCCCTGCGCCGGCTGGAGGTATGCCTCCTTTAAGCAGTGGTGGAGTTCCTGCTCCTAGCCTCGCATCGGGGAATACTGCTGTAACTACTGGAAATACATCGGCACTCGTAACAGAGGGCAAGCTTGCTGCGATGGCAAACACCGCTCCAATTACAACCGGAACAACAGGCACGGCTATTCAGAACTCTACAGTTGCGGCATTGGATGCCGCACAAGCCGCTGCTGCTGCCAAAGCTGGCGCTGTTACTACTGGTGGCGCTGTTACTACTGGTGGCGCTGTTACTACTGGTGGCGCAGCATCCGGTGGCGCTGCCGCTGGTGGAGCAGGAGCAGGCGCAGGCGCAGGAGCTGGAGCGGGCGGAGCATTGGCTAATATTGCAGCCATTGCTGGTCCGCTTGCAATTGGCTTAGGTGCTGCTTATCTCATTACAAAATTATTCGATTAGGTGATATATGGCTCGTAACGTAGCTGGATTTGGCGAAGGTCTATCTCAAGGTTTTGGTCTAGTAAATGACTTTTATTCCTCTCAAAGAAAAGCTGACATAGCAGAGCAGGAGCTTGCGTCAGACAAAGCTTACCGAGAAGGTCTTCTCGAAGATAAAAGAGCCGCAAGAAAAAACGACAGATTACAAAATGAAGGACTGGCAGACCTTAGAAGAACACAAGCAGAAACTTCTGGTGTAAACGCGAACGCAGCCCAAACAAGAGCGCAAGCGGACCTTCTAATGGCTAAGAACCAAGCAAACAAATATGATGAAAGTGGAAATTTAAAACCTAAACCCCCCACTGCGGTAGACAACGCCCGGATAAACGCTGCTAATGCCCAAAAAGTCGCCGCGATCAAAACGTCATCTGCACTGGACCGTGCAGAAATAGTAGAAAGGCAGGCTGCAAGTGATGAAAGGGCAGCAACTGGACTTGATCAGTTAATTCAGTTTGCAAATAAAGGACAAACTTCAGAAGCTTTTGCCGTCATGGAAAATACTCCAGAATTATTTAGCGATAAAAGCGCCTTCTCTCTGAAAGCAATATACAACCCAGATAACCCAGAAAACTTTTCAGCAACTAATCAGTTACTTCAGAACGCGGCTGATAACGGAACCATCACAGAGGAGCAGGCAAACAACCCATATGCTCTAGCGGGTATTGGCGAGGTTCTTGGGGCTAACAGATCTAAGTTAGTTGGCTCGAAAATAGATCCTGTTAACTTTCCTAACGCTCCTCTTAGTTTTGATCAAGGAACAATGAAAGCTACCGGGGTTCTTAATCTTGAGTCAAATCAAGCTAACGAACTAAGCGCAACGGTGTGGAATGAGGTCCAACTGCCAAATGGAGAGTTCGCCTTCTACTATGCTCCGCTTACTGAAAACAGAAAATCTAGTGCGCCCGGAGGTGGTCCACCCCCTAAAGCTTTTTTTGATTTAAATGAAGGTGCACAGCTACTGTATTCGCGTTCAACAGCAGTTAATTACGCTTTAGACAACCCTGTCGCAAAAGGCATTGCTGAAGAGCGCGGGAAGATAAGGTCATATGGCAGTGTAGAAAAATTCAATAAAGAGCTTGATGACCGTGTTGAAAGCTTTGGAGATTTAATTTCAACAAGGGACGCAGACTCAAATATTCAGGGTGTTAGTGATGAGTACGGGATAGATATGTCGATGACTCCCGGAGAATACCTTGCTAGAAAAGATGAGGTTAGAGCAAAGATTCAAAACAGTATGCTCTACGGGCGCAGTGCGGTTTCGGACACAAGAAGAGCGCAGAAATATCTAGCTCGCCTTCGATCAGAGGTTCCAAACTTTGAAGTGACTGGACCTATTGGCAGAAGAAAGTTTAAAGATCTAATCGATAAAGATTCGGAAACGCTTACACCGGGACAACTTAGCAAAATTAATGAATTTTTTGTCGGGGACGATAACGAATTTGGTTTGCCTAGAAGAAAAGACACTATTGAAAAATACCAGAAGTTTGTAGAACTTCTCGGTTCAATGGATATCGGAATCAAAAAGTAGTAAGGATTAGTTATGGCTGTAAGGGCGTCTAGAGGTGACAGCGAAAGGCTTTATGAGTCTGATCCGTTTTACGAAGATCTTGACAATAAGCTGTTTAGCGGAGAAAAGCGTGAGCGTCAGCCTGTCGAAAAGGATGAAGATCAAGGCGAGTTTAGTAAAGGCTTTGGCGCTGGTGTAGACCAGACGTTTGCTCTAGGTGGTGCAGCTAAGGCGGCTGTTGGTTCCATGTTTGGAAATGATGAATGGGTTCGTGACGGTCTAGATTATTACCAAGAGCAAATGGATCTTGCCGCCGAAAACGCACCAGCAGTTACCTTAGAAGATGACTGGGAAGGTATATCAGACACGGCAGACTTCTTTGCTTATACACTGGGTAATGTTCTTCCTTCTCTCGTAACGACTATAGCTGGCGGTGGCGTCGGTGGTTTTGCTGCTAAAGTTGCTGCCAAGAAAATAGCCCAAAATGCAGTAGAGAAGAGAGTTAAGAGTAAGTTTGATGATGCGGCTAAAGCTGCGGCAGACGAACAGATAAAGCGAAGAAGTAGAGATCAATACAAAGAAGTCATAATGAGGCGATATGCCAAGCCTTTGGTTGGCAAGGCTGGACAGAAAGGCGCCCTTGCTGGCGGCTTCGCGGTTAGTTCGACTCTGGGTACAGGCGAAAACTTTTCACGAATACTAGAAGAAACTGGGCTAGAAGATCCGGGCGCGGCGATGTCGCTGGGCATAGCCATGGGTGCGTTGGATACAGTCGGCGCTCCCTTTAGAGCTTTTAAAAGAATGTTTCCTAACGAAAGTATAGATGGCTTGAAGAGTCATTTAGCAGAGGCGGCGGTAGAAGACCGTGGTCGTATCACAAAAATGTTTGAGGCTGTTGCGAACCCTAAAAGTAAGTTAGGGCAACGAGCGGTTTCTGGCTTAAAGGAAGCTGGGATTGGCGCCGTTAGAGAAGGCGTGACTGAGGCTACCCAAGAGTGGCTGTCCAGAACATCCGTTTTGTGGGCAAAAGAAAATCTTTCGGAAGAAGAGCAGGCGCGGTTTGAGGATTACCTTTCTAGCGAAGACGCTATGTCTGGGTACTATCACGCGATGGTTACAGGCGCTGTAGGCGGCACCGCTATTGGAGGAACTGTTGGTCTTATTTCAGGGGCTGACAATACAGGAAGGCTCGACCCAGCGGTTGAGCAGCAGAGGCAAGAAGTTCGAGTTGCCCAGCGTGAAGCTGCTGCGGTTAACTACGATAATGCTGGCGATCAAAGCTCGGAAAGTAATTTAGTTGATTTACCTGATTTCTCTGAGCAGGCTAATGATGCTCTCTTCAATGCGCTGTCAGTTATTCAAGAGAGTGGCTCATTAACCGTTAATGAAATAGTTGAGACCTCCGGGTTAGATACAGCTAGTCAGCAAGAAACTTTAGACATTCTAGAGGAGCGAGGTTTTGTTGAGTCTGATATAGACCAAGACGGTGTTATATCGTATGGGCTAACCGAAACCGGATCAGCCCTTTTAGTAGACGGGGATATAGTTGCCTCTGAGATCTTAGGTATCGATGATGGCTCCGGTCAGCAGGCAGATACAAGCGAACAGCAACAGCAACAGCAACAGGAACAGGAACAGGAACAGCCTGTGCCTACTCAGGCGCAAGAGAGCACAGTACCGTCTCAACCTGTAGTAGATAACAGTAGCCAGCTAGAAGGACTAGATGGTTTAGACCGAGAGTTTGCTGAGATGGAGCTTGAAAGCCAATCGCAGCCTGTCCCATTACAAGGTACAGATGCTGTCGTGTCATCCTCTGTATCAGTTGGTGGTGATGTTCCATTTGTAGAAAACTTTTCAGATATCCCAAACAGGGCTGCTGAAATAGATTCCGCCGCTGGACAGACCAAGCCGCAGCAAGGCGGCGATGATGATTTTGTTGCCCCAAGTTTAGGCGGGGTTAGTAACTTATTGCGTCAAATACTAGGCATAGAAAACGCACCTCAAGTTGAGTTTGAAGAAGGCAATCCAATTACCCTTTCTTCTTTAGGTTCTTCATACGAACAAGACAGCCCACAAGTCACTAGCGCCCTTAACGCAATCATGAATGTGATCGAAAGAGGAATGCCCTCTGACGTAATGAAGTTATTAAAAGGGGTGTATGTTTATACCGAGGGTCAAAACGGAGTTCCTGAAGACGCTGCCGCTGCTCACTTTGAGCTTAACGGATCTATAGGTTTAGGGGCTAAAAGCTTAGAGGCGCTCTCTACTGCGGATGGTGCCGCGCAGTTAATGATTAATATTGCCCATGAAATGTGGCACTTACAGGATACTAGCAAAGGTTACACATCAAGCCTTCCGGGCTTGAAAGTTGTTCTTGGGCAGGACGCAAACGGGAACGCGAATATTGATCTCGGCGCAGTCTCCAACGAACTATACGATTCTTGGGTCTCTGGCTCGGAGCTTGGTCAGTTTTTTGATTATCCGTTTAGCTATATTTCTTATATTCTGGATGGTTCAAATAATGAGACCGTATCGAACACAATAAAGAGAGAGGTCTTCGCCCAGCTAGGCGCTCTGTATATTTCTAACCCAAGGCTATTGAAGCAAAGCGCACCAAAAGCCTATAAACTAATGAGAGACATTCAGTCTGATTCGCGTCCTGTATCGGAGATAAGAGATGCCCGTAAGAGAACTCAAGCAGAAGCCCCTGTCACCAGCGGTGCAGAAATACAAGGAGACGTTCGGTCACCTACCAGCGATGGAGTCGTTGAAGTTCCTGACACCGGAGGAGTTGGAGTCGAAAGCCCTGCAAGCAGTGAAGATGGGTCAGCCGGTCAAGAGTTGGGCGGAGAGGAGCAGGGTCAAGATGGGGACGAATCTGGACGGGTTCTACAAGAAGGATTAGGCGAAAGCCCTGCAACGGCGGAACCAGCAGCAGACGTTGCTGTTCAGGACGATTCTCAAGAGAATGCTACGTCTCTTGTTTACGAGACTAGAATAAAGTTAGCTGGCGCTTATCTTGAAATGGATGATCCGGTTGCAGCAAGAGACTTGATTGAAGATGTTTATCGTGACGGAACCGAGGAGCAAAAGCAAAGAGCTAACGACTTCTTGGTTGAGAACGAATTGCTTCCGTTTGAGCAGCAACAAGAAACTGACAAGCCTGAGTTAATCCTAAACACAAATGCTGAAACTGAGGGTGAGGGGTTTGATCGCCTTCAAAATGTCGATTCCAGCTACAACGAAACCAAGGTCAGGACTTTATCTCAGCTTCAACAGCGCATTCCTCTAAATGAAAGAATAGCTGGCGAGTATACAGAGGGTCAGCCGCTAACACCTATCTCAGGGGGTGCCTTCTCTGATCTTGATCTAAGTAACAGGGGGGAAGGTCTTTCTATTTCCCAGGAAAGTTTAGAAGGAATATTAGAGCAAGCAATAACCCAAACTGACACAAACGAGCAAGGGCAGGTTGGTTCCTTAGCTAGAGATACTGTCGAGCGTTTAGAGATTAACGCAAACACTGTAGGGTTTTGGGATAGAGCCTTACGGCTATCTGACAACGCAAGGTACTGGTACGAAGTATCCGCCGAGTCTATGCGGGAAACTTTACCGGACCTTACAGATGCAGAGATAAAGCAGTTCATTTCTGTTGTTGCTGCCACATCCCCGGTGGCAAACCCGTTTGTCAATATGCACCGTGCATTAGCCAGTTACGCAAACCATTTGCAAGGTAAGCCAATTGATAACGATTTGGTGATACAGAAAGGCGTTACTGACGCGCTGAAAACAGCAGACTTAGAGGGTCTTAAAACAGGATCTTTTGGTGGGACAATGCAGTTGGTTTTGGGTATGTCCAAACCAACACTGTCCACTAACGACAGACAGGTAGCTGCTACTTTTAACACTGATGGCGAAGAGATTGGTAAGAACCCAATCCTTTACGAAGTCATGTCTCGTTTCTATTTAGGGCTAAGGGATAACCTTAATGCCAACATCCCAGAGGGGACACAGCCGTTTGAAACTTGGCAGCTTCAAGCTCTAGGTTGGGTTGAACAAAGATACAAAAACGAATTTATAGAGACTAAGAAAGCTGAAGGGATGTCCCCGGAAGAGGCTCAATCTGCCTATGAGGTTGCGTCTCAAGAAGAAGTTTCTGGCGGGACAAATGACGTTGATGATTACAGTATGTCGCTGCTTAGAAAAGATTCGTCTGGTCGAAGAGACAGGAAAGGCGCAATACAAGTGCTTGAGGAAGCGGGTATTCCTGTTGCCGACAATAAGATCACCAGAGAAATTTTACTAGACAGTCGCGTCCCAGCGGCACTTAGCCCAACAACTGCTGTCTTCCGAGAAAAGAGAGTAATAACTGCTGAAATAAACAGCTTGAGAAACAAGGTCGGGACAGAATCTAGACGGGTTTATGATGCCGCAATTGATGCGGGTAATACGAAGATAGCCGATGAGTATCACGGCATCTTTGCCGTGCTTCTAAATAAATCTTCGCAGGGAAAGACAAACCCATTTACTAGCTACTTCTCAGCGTTGGGTCTTAATGCTACCGATGCGAAGCCTACTAGAGTTTCTGTTCCCACAAAACAAAACCCACTTACTGTTGGCGGTTCATACGAGGGCGATATATCCCCTAACATTAGAGTACCTGTACCCGCATCTATAACACCCGATCAACTCAATATCGTTATGACATCCCTGTCTAAGGTGTGGGATCAGGACGCTGTACCGGCTGCACATATAATCGACATTGCTGACGGGTTGCGCGAAGGCTATACGGAAACCAGTCAGGTTTTTGTTGAAACGCTAGACGTGTTGTCCAGAGAGCAGATCGAAGCGTTTGCGGCAGCTCTGCCAGAAGGCTCAGAAATTAACTTTACTCGTTTCCCTAATGGCTACGAGTTTAATGTATTCACCTTTGACCAAGAGACTTTTGATCCCTCCACCCCTAACCCAAATGATGTTGAGTCTGCGGCTGCTCAAATCTTGGCGATCAATGATTTAGGTATAACTGCGATAGATGTGAAAGACGCGCAGTTCCAACCAGCCGGTTACTCCGAGATTGATAACTACGACGATGTCTTTGCACAGTTCCAAGACTCTCTATACAATGTCCAAGCGCAGCAACTTGCTGGCAAGGTTCAAAGGAAGGTAGATGGAAAACTCAAAGACCTCACAGAAAAACAAATCGTTAAAGAGCTACGACGGACCAGTTCCAATCCGGCGCTTAACGGGCAAAGCAACGCGAGAATTCAACGAGCGAATGGGGTTATCCGAAAGCGCCTTGGTGATTTCCAGCAAGCTGAAGAAATCGCCCGAAAGTTAGCGGTAGAAAGAGACTCAAAGCTAAAGCTATTTGCACAAAAGAATGCTAAAAAATTAGCTATAGATACACCCGAGCTAACTCGCTCACGCCCTGCACAAAGCGCAGACCCAATACTAGAACAAGCAGTACAGGATCGCGTTGACCGTAAGATTTCGGCTGAAGAGCTAAATCAAATTATGGACTATGCGGGTAGACCTGTACGCGCCCTTACCCGCTCAGAAGCTGAAGAGATTGTCACGCTCCCCTCTGATGAAAAAGCTCTCAACGCTTTAAACCGGACCAGCATGGAGGGGTTTCTTGATGGTGAGAAAACCCAGCCTAAGCCCAGAAAAGAAACTTACTTTGAAAGCTTTGACTTGGCGGACGGGCAAGAGATTGCTTCCCGATTAGATATACCTTCTTACGACAAGCTCCCGCAAGACGAACAAGCAAACATCGTTACGGTTCATGAACCAAAGAAATCTAAGAACCCTGTATCGGCTGGTAAGCGCGTTGGATATACAAAGACAATGCGATTACGAAACGGCACATTCAACGTGTCATCTAAAGGCGCAGTAAAAATAGGGACGGGCAAAAAGAATAAAGACACTATTGCGACGATGCAAGGCGAGTACGTTAAAGCCTCAAACGAAGAAAACCTTACTAGCTTTTTAAACGCAATCGATGACCCGGATTGGACTCAGGTATCCATGAACCCAAGACGGCATTCGACGTTCTATACAGTAGATACCCAACAGCCGGTACTAAGTTTTGGCGATGCTATTCAGGTTGGTAACTTTGTTATTGCTAAAAATGTAGAGCGCGGTGAGATAGACAGTGCTGAATTCATCAAGCTAGAAAGCGGCGCCAAGCCCGGAAGCCAATTCAATCTCAAAGATGAAGTAGAGGTTGAGGCGCGTCTGGCAAATAAGGTTAACGAAAAGTTCAGAGAAAAGTTTGTTGATCGTTATGAGCGGTGGCGCACTGTTGAAGATGCAATGGCGCGTCAGTTAGGTCTTACCCGGCTACCCGCAGAGATTTCCTTTAGGGACGCTGAAAATCTAATGCACAGTCGTGCTGAAGACCAGTTAAGTCGTTTTGAAGATGAGCACATGTCAGGCATAGCTGACCTCGCTAACAAGTATGACTTAACGGTAGACCAAATAGGTTTGTACTTACTGGCAAAGCATGCGCCTGAGCGTAATGCAGCCATGCTTGCTAAAGAAGTTGAGCGAAGAGAGAAGAAGCTGGCTCAAATTACAAAGCAGCTAGAGGACAGTATCACGCCTGAGAAGCCTGAAGGATCTCCAGCAATACAAGAGAGATTAGAGGCAACGCAAGAAGCTCCGTACAGACATATCGATACTGGATCTGGCATGACTGATGATCAGGCTCAGACAGTCTTAGATAACGCTGAGACCGCAGGGAACAAAGATCAGTATGAGCAAATCGCAAATAAAGTTTATGCAATGCTTACTGACATGCGTGAAGGGATGGTCAAAAAAGGGCTGTTAGATGAAGAAACCAAAAATGATTGGGAAGCCAACTATGAATTCTATGTTCCTTTAAAGGGATTTGAAGACGTAGAAGGAGCAAACACGTCTAACCCAAGAGCGAAAGGTTTTAACATCCAAGGCAGTGAGTCCATGAAGGCTAGAGGGCGTGTAACTCTGCCGCAAAACCCACTGTTGAATTCCTTTAAAGACGCCGAAGAAAAGATTGTCCGGGCTGAAAAGAATTATGCCGCTCAAAAATTACTAAAGTTAGTTCAGAAGTTTACCGCTGTTGATGAGTGGGACGTATGGACCAATAAGCGTAGACCGCCAAAGCGTTACGACTCTCCAGAAACGATGTCTCTAGATGATATGGGCAGAGCCACTAGAGATGATGACGGCATGCCAAGATTTATTCAGGTAAAACGCGGCGGTCAAACTTTCTTCGTAGAGATTAAAGACGCTCGATTAAACAGGCAGCTTCAAGATGGAAACGCCAAAGCATTAAATCAAGCAAATGAAATGATTGACGTTGGCATGAGCAAGCTTCGCACATTCCAAAACTTCCGCAGGAACGTCATCATTAATTGGAACCCTTCTTGGTTTTTTGTAAATCCAATCCGGGATATTGAAACAGGTCTTGCTTACCTAATCAGCGAGCAAACAAATGACGGTGGGCGTGTACAGGGCAAGGAGTTAGTTGGCAAAGTAATGAAGGGCTGGATGGCTTCTGGCAAAGCTTACTTCGATTATAACCAAGGGAAGACGCCTAAGAACGATAACCAAAAAGAAATCTTTAAATTTATAGAGGAGTTCATTGCAGATGGGGCGCCAACAGGTCTAGCTACAAGCAAGTCTCTTGCTGAGATTCAAAAGCAGCTTGAGAAGTCTATGCCTAGAGAAGTAAAGGTTAGGGGCAAGACAATAATGCGTACTGGCTCACAAGGTTCTGTGGGTAGGTGGAAAGATGGCGCGTTAGATTGGATTGAGCACGCGAACCAAAGCTCCGAAAATGCAATTCGTTTATCAACTTACATCGAGGCTCGTAAAGCGGGAACCCCAAGGCTTGATGCCGCTACATTAGCTAAAGATTTAACTGTCAATTTCAATCGTAAGGGTGAGTGGAACTCCACAATTGATACTGGATACTTATTTTTTAATGCAGCAGTACAAGGCAATGTAAACTTAAAGGACGCTCTAGGTGCTGGCGGTGATGCTGCCAAATCACGGGTTCTTGGATTGGGTCTAACCGCTGCTAGAAAAGCAGCTATGGGGCTGTTTGCTTTTGGGTTTGCCCGGACTATGGCTAACATTATGTTCTCTGATGAGGACGATGATGGCGAGTCTTTGTACGCAGACTATAGTCCGTTTAAATTAGCGAGCACTATGGCTTTAACTATCGGAGACCAAGCCTTTGGTGCTCCCTTAGCGTATGGCTGGGGCTGGTTCGATAACATCGGGCGGATAATGGCGGAACAAACTATGGGGGTTAGAGACCCTGTACAAGGCGCCATTGATATTTATACCGTTACACAACATCACTTCTCTCCTAGAGGCTTCCATTCTGTCAACTCAGAAACAGACAGCTTGGGTCAAGCATTTGAGGCTGGGGTAGGTTTCTTGCCAGACGTGTTGTCCTTCGGTGCAGAGCAAGGAATGAATGTAAACTTTTTTGGTTCTCCAATCGTAATGCCTACGCCGTTTGATGATGCTCCTGCGTCCTCGGTAAGTAAGAGAGGGACTATGGAGTCATTTAAGGTGTTTTCAAAAGCCGTCAATGAATGGACCGGCGGGACTGAGTACACGAAGGGAGTCATCGACATGTCTCCTGATAGGCTCCAGCACTTGTTTGATTTCATGCTTGGTGGTCTAGGCAGGTTTGGTACTGACGCCGCCGACACCGTTCAAAAAACGGTGATACCTGAAGCTGAGAGTTTAGAAAGTTCTGACGTTCCGATCTGGCGAAACTTTGTGTTTAACCCTAGCGAATACAACGACCAATTCAGGTACTACGATAACCGTGCAGATATCAAACGAGAGATGGAACTGTGGGAAAACAGTAACGAACAAACCAGAGATAGCCTAGTTACAAAAAGGTCTCGGGAGTTTTATAAACAGTTACCGATGAAGCTAAAGTCATCAGACAAAATTCTCCGGTCAAATAGAAAAGAGATTAGAAGAATTGAAGGTTTAGATGCTAGTGGTCGCATTGCTAATGCTGACAAGCTGGCAAGACTGAAGGCGGCTAACGACCTGATCTACGATAAGTTTAACGAGCAGTTTAAAAAGTTTAAGTAGTGGCAAACAAAAGACTGCAACCAAAGAGTATTTATGAGCAAGCTGATCTGGATGGCGATGGCATTGTTACTGATGCTGAGATTGACGCAGGACGTAAGCTTGTGGATATGGAGATCGCTGAAGAAAAAGCTGATAGCCAGCGCAGTATGGCTTGGTCGGCGCTTATATCGATTATGGTCTTTACTGCGCTCTTGGTTTCGCCAACAGTCTCAGAGTCTAGAGTGAATGCCCTGTCAGATTTGGCAGGTCTTTTTTATATTTCAATGGCTGGAATAGTTGGAGCGCACATGGGTGTAGCAGCGTGGATGAATAAAAAATGAACTTAAACGGTGACGTAGAAAGCTTGGGCGATGACCCGTGTACAGGGTGGTGTACCACTAGACTTTGGGGTGACGCTAGATGTAAAGGTTGTGGCAGATATGAAAATGAGATTACTGGTTGGAGCGAACTGCCCAATGTCTACCGAAAGCTTAGAGTTTTAGATAACACCCAAGACGGGTATCCGAGCAGGCATATAAAAACCCAAGGATGGGAGCCTAAAAAACTGTCAGAGATGTAAGTTGATTATGGCGTTTGTCCTTCTGATAATTGTCGAAGGCGCAGAACTGAAATCACCTCAACCCTTCTTGTTTCGAGATATTAATCGGTGCCGATATTTTGAGCATAAGATTGAGTATAGGCAGAAAGGTATTACTGCTTACTGCGTCC